TGGCAAACGTCACTGAAGATGCCTTGGTTGACTTTGTGGTGTCTTCAATCACCTTCTTGAGTTTGTCTGCTTCTTCTCTGGTTAGTTCTAATTCTTTTTGTTTTGTTCTCAGTGCCAACACCAATTCATATAATTGTTTGCCATACTTGCCTAACACAATCTCACCACTTTCAATCTTTTCCATAAAGGTGGCGACACTTTCTTCTGATTCCATAAATCCATCCGCTGTTCTGTCCAGCGAATCAATGAAGTCCTGTGATGCCTGTTTGGCAATCTCGCCTGACTCCTTGAATTTGTTTCCAAGTGCTGTCAGTCCAATCTTTTCCAATAGGTTTCCTACACCAACAACCACACTTGCCACCGCTGAGTAAAAATTAGCCAGTGCCTTCATTATCTCATCAAATATACCACCAATGAATACCACTGCCATCTTGGCTTTGAAACCCAACATCAAGAAACCAATCACGCCAGCGAACTTGAGTGCTGGATGGATGCCATCCACTGCCCGCATAATGTTGTTGAAGGCGTCTGTGAAGAAATCAATCACAGGTGCCATACTATCAAGTAGGTAACCAGTACCAACCAACGCAGTTTCAGCCGCACTGACAATGCCCGCTCCTATGGCTTTGGCACTTTCTTCAATACTGCCAAATTGTTCTGTGAGTTCATCATTTAACACCGCAACCGCTGATTTTAAGAAATCAAATGGACCCGCGTCCATAACCAATTTTTGGAATTGGAACATTTTGTCGCCAACCATTGAAACCAAACCAGTGAAGGTTGAAGCCAATGCCACAGAGGCATCGCCAAACTTACCATTGGGTCCAAACACTCGCTCCAATGCTTCCGCTGTTTCTGTTGCTGTGACTGTGACCCCTGCCTTGAAACCCAAAAGGTCTCTGACACCTTTTTCCCTCAACAAGTCAGCGGCACCAATACCACCTGAAAGTGCTCTCTGGATTTGTTCACCCGCTGTCCTGAAGTCAAGTCCTGTGACTGCCGCCACGTTACCTGTGAGTACTAAATTCTCTCCCAGTTGTTCAGCATCCTTGGACACCACAGCAAGTACACCTGCCGCTGAACTGATCTCTTCCAGTGAGAAGGGCACAGTTCCTGCGAACTTGCTCAGTGTGTCAAATGCTTTGGCACCCTCTTCCGCTGTGCCAAACAAGAACTTAAATCTCTGTTGGAGTGTTTCAACTGAAGTGGCAACATTGAGAAAACTTCTGCCAATCCTCGCGGCACCCAATGCCGCTATGGCACCTGTGGCTAACTTCGCCGCTGTGCCCAAGCCTCCAAGGCTGTTCTGGATCCTAATGGTAGATGCGTTCAACTGCTTGAGTTGATTTTGTCCTTCTACCCTTACCTTGACATTATAGTTTTCTGTTACCATCTGTTACCTCTTCTTTGTGTTCATTGTCTTTTGGCTTTCTCGCTGTTCCCAAGCCATCAAACCTGCCCACAAGTTCAATTCCAACACAGATAATTGTTGTATCTCTTCAAGGCTTTTGTGGAGCCTTGTGCCCAACAACAATAGGAACCTTAACTCTGTGTTGGTTTGGATTCCTTTCTTGCTTCATCCTGTCCCAGCATTACCTGAGCATTGTTCAAAGCAGTGGCTATCTTGGTGAGCACAGTTGGATCCGCTTCATTCAAGAGCATACTCCTGTCTGCTTCTGAGAACATTTTCTTACCATCCTTGTCCCTCGCCTTGGATATGATTGATTGGACTAAAGCCTCTACAATCTCTCCTTTGGCTTGATGGGCAATCATCTTTGCCTCATCATTGAAGGAATTTGTCTGTCTGTAATAGATGTCACATTCCCATTCAGCCACGTGTATCTTGTTCATCTCACCACCAATCACGTTTTGGTAGTGTTGCTTGATGTTTTTTCTTATATCTGTCATTTGCTAAATCTTCCCTTGTTTGTTCTTTGTGTTTGTGTTGCCGCTGGTTTATAAAAACCCTGTCTGGCTTGCTTACTGTATCCTTTGTCAAGTCTTGCCATATAAGGTTGTGGATTTGACACAGTGTAATTGTTGCCAACGTCCTTCCTTTTACGCCAAGAGCGAGCCGCCAATCCTGAACGTTTTGGTGTGTATCTCTTGAGGTTTGACATCAGTGTTGATGCTGTCCTCTCCATAAACACAGCCAAGTTCCTGTCCAAGGATTGGTTGCCCCGCAAAGCATTGAAGATGCCAGTTATCATTTCAATTATAGAGATGTTTTTGTTAAAGCACCTGTTCCTTGAAAAGATACAGTGGCAGTCACCGCATCATTTTGATCAACAGTGATATCGTGTCCTGTGATGATTACTTCACCTGATAGTTTGATACCTGTTGTCTCACCTGATGGGTATAATTCAACTGACACTGGATCCGCTCCAATGGCAGAGAATAATGTTGACTGTGCTGTGTCATCATCTCTGAACAATAAATCCATTGTTCCTGTGAATGATGTCTGTCCTGGCAAGTAAGATTTAGCCTGAGTCCCCATTACAGAAGTCTCAATGATATCTCCCACTTGTGAAACAGAAAATGATCTGACAGAAGCGATTGTAGTTGCTGAAGCACTTACATCAAACTTCGCTACACCATCAGTTCCTACATATGTTGCTGAGTTAGTTGCCATATGTTATTCCTCCTTGTTGGTTGGTTTGATTACCTCCGCTGTGGCTTCTGCTTCTAACATAGTTGCCTCTGCGGGTTCTTGTTTTTGGACTGTTTTAGTCTTTGTAGACTTGGGTTTCTCTACCTTGTTAGGTTTTGAAAAAGTCCATCCCATACCCAAATATTGTTGAACTTTTCTGTTTTCAACAATTTCTGAATTCCCTTGTTTGTCATACATCTGTGTCGCCATTATGCGTTGCCCTTTCTGTAGTGATAGGTGATTTCAGCGATGACAGTGACTTCACCAATTGGTGGCTGTCGCTCAATCACTTGTATGTTGGTTATCTGTGTGTTCACAACGTGGGTGCCTGTTGACACAGGTGTTATGCTGAGTCCACGTTCTGTTTCCAAACTCTCTTCTATATTCCTCACAATATCATTCCTCCTGGAATCAATGCCTTCGCCTCTCACAAAGCATCTCATTGAGACCTCCATAACACCTCGCCTTTCAGTCATTGAGATGTCCTCTCTGGTTTCATTGAGTGGCACTATTAGTATTGATGGGAATTGTGTGATTGCTAACTTTTCAAAGTCAAAAAAATCTCTTGATACCTTGCCTGGGGCAGGGTTTGTCATATTTGACAGGACTTGTTCTAATCTTTTGAGTATATCTTCTCTTGCTGACATTACCTAACCAGTCTGTTAAAATGGACTGGTTGCTTTTCAGCGTCTTGGATTACAGAATCCTGATTGTAGTCATATTTTACGCCCTGGCGAAGACAAAGGTTGAACTCCTCTTGGAATTTTTCCTTGTAATACATCATCTTCTCCCTGTACACATCGCCTTCTGGTGTGAATGTGCTTAGACGTGGGTAGATATAATACGCCAACACGTGGAACACTGCCGCCCTCTTCCATTGTGAATCCACCAAAAGATCAAAATTGATGTCAGCGTATGCCGCCCTGGTGATGTCATAATCTCTGTACACCGCTCTTGGCCACCATTCAATCTCAATCAAGCGATTGATGTCATCATATGATTTTTGATGTAGGTCTTGGAATTCAGGTATGCCTAATTCTAATATATCAGGCTCATATTCCTTTAAGTCATTGTCTGTAGCGTATTGTGCCATCCTATGGTTCCTTTCAGTTGCCAGTCCTTCTGTTCAACTTGTATATTTAAGTCTACCAGTGGCAGTAAAATACTGCCACTGATAATAAAAGCGAAATCAATCAATATTAGTTGATTGTGCTCTCACCTTTTAGTTTAACACCATAAGTGTTTTTCAAGATAGCGTTACCTCTCGCAGTTGTGCCAACAAATTCTACCGCTCTGGCAGAAACTTGTTCTTGGCTTTTCACTGTGATTGGTCTTTTAACAACGTGACCAAAACACTGTGGTGAGAATACTGCTCCCACACTGTCATTGGCACTGTCATTGGCCGCCGCTGTGCTCATAAACATCTTCACGTTGTATAGTCTGCCCATAAACGCTGATTTTGATAAGATGTCATCACCTACCATTGATAAGTGATTAGCACTTGTGCCAACACCTGCTCCTTGTAATACATTCGCGATGTTGTATGCTACTGATGGGTTAATCACACAGTAGTAGTCGCCATCTGCGTCTGTTGGAGCGTTGTTGTTTCTTAAAGTGTACACCGCTTGAAGAACTTTTGAAGGAGTCACTTCAGCACCACCTGTTCCAACTACGTTAGTTAAAGAATCAAATAGAGTGAATGCGTTGCTATCAATTTTTTCACCAATAGCATTTCCTAACATTTGTCCAATGTCAGCCGCAACATCTCTGTTTGAACTTTCTCTTAACAAGTCAGTTAAGTCTGCTCTCGCACCAATCTCAGCGGCAGTAATTGTCACTGATGTTGGAGTGATAGACTCAGATGATGTGATTGCTGTGCCTTCAGTTAAGTCTGAAGCACTGATTTCAGGATATACAGGGATTTGTGCTGTAAGTCCTGCTGTTCCTGTCATATCATAGACAGTGAACAGGTCACCAGCGATTGATCTCTCAGATGCTGTGAAAATTGCCTCTTGTAAGACATTTGTCAACAACGCTGATGCTGATGATGTTGTGTTGTTATATGTAGCCATAATATTTTTCCTCTCTTATAGCAAGTTGTTTAAGTTATACAAACTTCCTATTCTGCTTCAGGCGTTCATTTCGCAGTTGCTTATAAATCGCTCTGTGTTCAGAATTGGTTAAGTCCAATTTACTGACATCAACTTGTCCATTGACTGTTGAAGAAGTATTTGACTGACTACCTGCTCCTTTGGGTCCTGGCTGAGAGAAATGGGGATTCTTATCTAACCACTCTTTCACCAATGTATCAACTGTCATTGCGTCTCCAGTTTCTGTGTATCTCACAGCACCTTCCTCGCCAACAACCTCTACTTCACCCTTGTCGCTCAATCTCACATTCTTGGCAAGTAATTCTTTTACCTGCTCAGGTGAAATTGCCTTGTATTTGGAAGCGGCACTGATAAGAGCACCATCCACCATTTGGCTTTGTAGTCTTGTTTTGAGAGTTGTGATTTCTTCATCTTTTTTAGAGACAGTTTCTTTCAACACCTTCTCAAAATTACCTTTTGCTCTTTCAGCCTCAAGTTGTTTTTCCTCTTCAGCCTTGAGCAATTGGTTATACTTCTCAACGTCAACACCCTCAAACTTTTTCAATATCTGTGCTTCTGTCTTTTTCCTGACAGATGCCATCGCATTGTTGAAGTCATCTTGTGTATAAGTTTTTGAACTGGTTGATACAGTTTCCTGAGTGGTTTCTTGTTTTAAATCTTTGGCAGTGTCCTCAGTAGTCTCTGCTGTAGATTGCTGGATGTTAGTCTCTTCCATTTGAGTCCTTCCTTTCATTGTTGGAATATAATGTTATTTACCTGTGTATTTAAAGGCATTATCACAGCGGATAAATTTATATGAACATATCTTCATTGCCCACAAGTTGATACCAATTGGTTTTTTCTCTCAACAATTTCTGATGGCGTTTGAGTGTGTCAAGGTGTTGTATCATAAACAAGTCCTTGCGTTGGTATGAAAACTGTAGACCTTTGATTTTACCATTGTTCTCTTTGTTGTCATACAGCACCACCAATTCAGGGAAGGTGTGTTTTATCTGTGAACACAACCTGTCCTGGTATGCTTCTGATATCTTGTCATACCAAATGATGTAGATGTCTGAGTGTGCCTGATCAAAGTCATAGCACTGTTGATAGATGAACTTGTTGATGGGACGTTTGCCTGGGATGATTTTGTATCTGTTGGCTTGTATGGTTTTGAGGGCATAGGGGCATATCGCCAATCCCTCAAGTTTTGATTGTGGTTTGCTGAGATGATGAGTTATCCAACGTAGGATGAACTTATTTTCTTCTGCCGCCTGGCTTCCTACCACCTGGTTTTCTGCCACCTTTTTTATTTTTGTTTTTTGTTTTCATTTTCATTGTTTTCTACCTTGTTCAAATATTTACGTTTTGGATCCACAGTATAAAGTGACAACAATTCTAATTTCCTGATGTGTGCCAAATCCTTGATGCGTTGTAGTGCTTTTCTCGCCTTGAAGGCACTCTCCTTGCTCTTCAATCGCTTACAATACTTCCACCAGTAGTAGTAATCCTTCAATGCCTGTTCCAAGGCTATGTGACTGGGTGTGTCAAATATGTCAAGGTGTTGTAGTTTGCCCTTGCCTTTCAATTGTCAAACTCCAAGTATTCAGTCTCTAATGTTTTGAAACCTGTGTTCCTGTCAAGGAACTTGTAGTCCATATGCGTGGGTAGGAATTCATCCATCCAATTAATTACGTCGCTGATGTTGAATGACTTACAAGAATAGACATCAAGGTTTATCAAACCTGTCTCATTCCAACTGTGCCAAGCGATGTGTGAAGTCTCAATTATCACTGTGCCACTCCAACCTATGTTGCCTGGCATAGGACACCAAGCACAGAAGGGGCCTGTCAGTATCTTCATATCAATAACCTTGACAAGTTGTTCCAACTTGTTGTCACTTGGAGAGGTGTGATTTGGACTGTTTTCGCAGTCTGCTCTAATCCGAAGATGTTTGTGATCTAATGTGCTAAAAAATATCTTAAATAAACTATTTATTAAAGAAAAAAAAGAAATTACAA